TAATCTTCTCACGTTAATTCTATCAAGTGCCGATTCTCTAACTTGTAAAGTTTTATTACCCCAAATTACCGTACCCACATCAGTGAAAGTTGCGATAGGGTTAATTCTACCTTTATAAAGAGTATCTCTATCTTCTTGAGTTAATTTTTTACGAGCCTTAACCGCATTTACTATACCACGAGTGTAACCCGCTGCCGCGAACCAAGGGAACGCAATGTTATCAGTTAACGCTAAATTTCTAGTAACCTCAGCGGTTGCTGGAATATAAATCTGTGTGTTATTAACCGAATCACGAGTTAATACCCAAGGGTAGTAAGTTGCCGTATAGTTAGAGTCTATTCCTGTATTATCTAAATTATCTACCGCTTCTTGTGGGTAAATTAATTCTGTAGACTCACCAACTGTTGTTGTAAACATATTGTAGTCAGGTGTTGTACAAACATATAATGAATCCGCTCTATCAAATTCAATCATTTCAATTGCACTTTCCACAAGATTTGAGTTGTTTACATAGTCTATACCAGGTGTAACAAATACGTTGATATTAACCGCTTCAGGATTTGCAAATGTTCTTTGTCCTAATAAGTAAGCGTAGTAGTCAGTATTTGCGTAATCTTGTGTATTATCACCAACTGTAATTTGTTTAAACGCTCCCCATCCAGTTGCGTTAGGATATTTTATAGAAGGACAAGCTCCTTTTAAGTATCCTGATTTACCAATAACGAATCTATCACCATTAGTTCTATATTCTCTGTAGATATCCCATCCGTCAAAACCACCCGCAACAGATAACGTGAATTTACGAGCGAATAATCTGTAGTAAGGGTTATCAGTATCTTCAGGTTCGCTTGAGAATGGAGCCGCCCCAACAAAAAACTCTGCAGTTCCGCTTGTTGTAAACGAATTAGGTATTGTTATACCACTAGCTCTACTATCCATGTGGAAACCACGTGTTCTATAATTCCATTCATTTCCTGTTGTAGATGTACAAATATTAAGTGGTAATTGTTTACCTTTGTAAGAGAAGAAATCAGGGTCATAACCAATAGTATCTGAAATACCTAAATAAGTTCTTCTAACATTATCACCAGCACTTGATGTTGCATCATCAGAACCTGTAGAGGTACCAAATGGTGGGTTATAGATAACTTCACCAGGGAAATCGTATTTTGTTTTGTAGATTGGGAATGGTGGTGTTGCACCTTCGTACTCTCTAATATTATAACCTAAGAATCCACAAGGTAATGCGTCTGCCGGAGCGTCCTCATTCATCTCAACCATAATGTATTTAGAGTTTAACGCAAATTCACCATTTGATGTACCAACTTTTATAGCTATAAAGTTATTTTCATTTGGATTCATTGAACAGTTCGTAAATTTCTCTAAAACTGTCGGTGAATTATCTGTATCAAAATAATCACGTACAAGTATGTCAAAAGTACCGTTCGCAAATGAAATATTAGCGATAGAAACTTTAACCTCTGTGTTTGATGAATTACCATCAGAAATTGTGATAAATTTAAATAAGTTATAAACTTGATTACCTCTAAGTTCTGAAACTACCCAAGGGGACTGAGCCGATTGATATTGTTCTAAATACCAAGCGATTGACGTTGGGTCCGCTCCTTGTCTTGCGTCAGGTAAAGAAATTAATGATGAACCAATACCTCTTATATAACCTTTTCTCCAACCGTAATTTAAGAGTGTCATAAATCTTTCTTCAACAAATAAAGGAACTGTTTGACGAGGTTTAGAGAAGTTAGAAACTCCAAATACTTTTGGTAAGTACTGAGACGCGCTGTTTGAGAACGAAGTTTCAAAGAATAATGTTTGACCATCATTATTTACCACATTAATTCCAAATGTTGCGAATGGGTTTTTAGTTGATGCTGAGTACACACCTGTTGTTACTAAAGAAACATCCGATGTTCCTGTAACTTCGTATACTGCTCCATTATCGGAACTATAATTAGCCACACCACGAGAACGTAATGTTGATAAAACTAAATCATCATAATCAAGGAATGGAGTACCTGAATAAACATATAATTTACCCGATAATGTACCTTGATAACATACTTTAATACTACCTACATTCTGTGTACCCTCACTTGTAAATGTACAAGGATTACATGGGTCGTTAACAACAACGTTAACAGTCCATTCTTCAGTAACTGTTCCATCATTAGAAACTACCTCTATAACCGCAGTACCCGAACTAAATTGTATTGTTGAAGAACCATTACCGTATACAATAGAACCATTAACTGTGATATTTTCAGGTTCAGTACACGCTGAATATGTAACATATAGAGGACCTAAGGTTGTACCTTGAGGTAAACAAACATTAATTGTGTTTGAGTTGTAATTTATAACCCCGTTATTACCATCTACTGCAAATGAATAGAAACTAGCACAGTTATTTGAAGTTGATGTAACTTCTAAACTACTAATATTAGTATAGAATGAATAACCTGAATATCCACCAACTGCGTGTGAATTATTATCAAATAACGCGTAATACCAAGGGTCATTATTTGAGTCGGTATAATCATAACCTGTAGATGAATTACTATCAGTGCCAAATACGTTAGTTTGTGCAGTATATCCTGATAGAGTATTATAATCCTCACCATCAATTACACCATAATAATATATTGATGTTGCTGATGTTGCACCTTCAGATGTTATTGCATCAAATATTTGTTCATCAAAATTACCATCAATTGTTGTGGTACTACCGTTGAATAATTCAAATGGTGTTGATAATTTACTTAAAATTTGAGCAGGTATCTGAGTAGTGTCAGTGAATACAATACTGTTAATATCATCTGAACAACCTTCAAAATCTATATTGAATGTTATTGTTTGAAAAGTAACACAGGTGCTAACACAATCAACTGTACTTGAACTCGTACAAACAAAACCAACTGTTGTTGGGTCAACGTTTGCTTTGGTTACAATAGACCAAGAAGGTCCAGCATCATAACCTGATAATCCAAGTACTCTAGTTACGAATAACTGATTTGATTGTTGTAAATACGCTTTAGCAATATATGCCGCTTCATATTTTGGGATTTGTGTGTTTATAAATTTTTCAGGGGATGTCCCACCGAAATAAGTTGAAAATTCATCAAAATTTGTGATGAAAATAGGTTCAAAAGCGGGACCTTTTAAAGTCTCACCCACAACCCCTAAAGTTGTAACACCCACACTTTGTGCTACAAAACTTAAATCAACTTCAGAAGTGTAAACTCCAGGAGATACAAAAACTTTACTGTTAGTTGCCATTAGTTTTAGATTTCTTAAATATTTTTATTTTATTGATAAATATTCACTAATAATTCAAAATACTTGACTTATTGATAAGTATTTATAAATTGGGCAGACTATTTTCTACCTTTTTTATCTTATGTCGCAAAACAATAAAGAAATAAAGAATTTAAAGATTTCTAAGAACGTGCATGATGTACTAAAAACCTATTGTGAAAAAAAAGGAATAAAGATGTATAGGTTTTTAGAAAAAATAATTTTAGAATCTTGTAAAGAAAAGAAAGATATCTACGGAGAAGATTAAATTATTTTAGATAATAGAGTTATTATAGATTCCAAACTAGGATTTGTCTTAACTACCTCTAATTTAAGAACATCATTCGTGTTTATTTGTAATTTATTAAGGTTTGAACCATAATAATTATCATTTAAATAAACATCATAACTATCAATATTACGTGTATCTTGAACGATTAAATCAGTTGTATAATTAAAAACTTGATTAACAATAGTATTTCCCGTAATAAAAATAACATCTAACAATGTGTTTTTTTCAACATCATTTGATTTTTGTCTTTTGGTAGTTCTTTCATCAACCTCCACAACTTGTAAAACTCTATTAATTGCCGGTGATACCTCAAATTCATCTTCATCAATTAAAAAACCTAATAAAGTAAAAGAATAACTTTGGATATAAAACTTTCTTTTTTCAATATCCATAACTGATTCGTCAGATATATCTCCCATAACAATAGGAATGTAATGACCTTTAACTACCGTATAAGCTTGTCTTGAGGCGAACTTTTCAATAACAATTTTGTTAAATTGATTCAATTCCCTCATTCTGTTACAAATAATTTTAACT